TCAGCAGCAGTCATGCCTACTGTTTGGATACCTGAAATCTTGCACCCTAGTTTATAGCAGTTATAGAGTACAGCCCCGCCCACCTTATTAGCAGTGAAAGTATTCTTACCGCCACAGTCAGGGCAGTCACAACGCAAAGTATCGCCCTCTGACAGGTCTAAGTCTTCTATGTACTTGTAAACACTATTCATATTAATTCATCCTCTCTGCAAGCCTGTGCTGCTGTAGCACCTGTAAGGGTGTTTACCAAGTAAGGCTTAATACTCTGCGGGTTAGCATGTCCACTAACCTGCATAATACCTACTGCATCTAGGCCATTTTCTACCATCTGAGTAATAGCTGTACGCCTTAAATCCATTGCTGTCAAGTTCTTTGGTAGACCAGCTACCTCTTTAACTTCATTAACTAGCCCACAAATCTCATGATCATCATAGGGAGAGTATGACCCTGCTCTTGGATTTACTCTAGGTACAACATAGGGCTGGAACCCAAAGTCTTTTTCTTGCTGGCGTAAAACATCAATCAACCCGCCTTGGATAGGAATAAATACATCAGTACCTCGCTTACTCTGCTCTAACGCCATTGTATTATTAACTAGGTCTAGGCTAGACCATTCAAGTGTACGCATATCTCCTATACGTTGCGCCCAATGAAAGGCCATATGCACTATTAGACCTATGCTACGCCATCTCCAGTCGCTATAAGCTGTATCAATAAATAGTTTAACTTGAGGAGTAGTCCACTTAACTTTTCTAGGCTTACTTTTAGTACGCTTTATAAGTGAAACAGGATTAGATAATATGGCCTCATGTCTAAACGCTGTATTGATAACAATACTAAGGCATGTAGCCATATAGTTAGCACTGCGTATGCCATGATTAACCAGCCAGAAGTCGTATGCAAGTGTAACATGCTTGAAACTTATATCTTTCAACTTAATGTTACCCAGCATACGACCTGACTGTACTTTGGTAGAGCAAGCTTTACTTAGGTTTCTTTCATAGTCTATTTGAGACTTGCCACTAATAGATGCAAACTTAGGGGTACGCATATAAAATTCGCAGGCCTTGCGTAGGGTTTGTGTACTCTTTAGTTCATCAACTACAGTTTTCATAATGTCTCGCTTTCTTTATCTATAAAACATATGTGAGCCGTAAGTGTAAGTAGCCTCAAACGCCTCTCTCCAATAGGGTTTTACATACAGTGCATGGTAGTGCGTTGAACGATTAGTAATGTCAGACACTGTACCTCTTAATACATTGTCAGCTACAATAAGAGACCTAGCCCATGCAACCTCCTCAAGTGCTTTATCTGACTTACCGTCACAGTACCAGCTAAACTGACATTTATGCTTACCCTTATGCAAGCCCTGATGTACTACAGAACATATGTCATTAGGCCACCTAGTAGACTGTACTCTGTTCACTACTACATGCGCTACAGCATACTGTCCAATCATAGGCTCACTACGGGCCTCATGGTAGACGTTCATTGCAAGGCACATCAATGCCGCACTAATCATCCCACATCCTCGTACACAATGCGATTGTCTGGCAAGATTTCTAAATCAAAGGCAATAGCACACTCTACTATTTCTGGCTTGATGAACTCATACCAAGAGAGTTTATCAGTATCGTGACGGTAGCCATCGTTGAAATCATTAGCATATGTATCGTGCGTATTCTGTAGATTAGCAAGCAATAGGTATTGATTGTTAGTCAATTTCTTCTGCCTGAAGGCTAATGCAAGCACCTCTGTAATTCTAGTATTGTGAAAAGACTCACCCTCTTTAAAGGTTCCAACAATCTTGTCTTTCATATTGTCTAAGCTGTCACCTTCTAAACTCTGCTTGTACAAGCTATCAGGTATAAAAGCACCAACAATACACATGTTATTATTATTGCCACGGTAGGCACACTGACCATCTGTATTCATAGAAGGCTCTTCCATGCTGGCAAAATGCTTGTGTGCTTTGTTGAATATATCTTGAAGTTCCATTATTTATCTTCCTTATTAAAGCTTACCTACGCCACTGTATAGAAATAAAATGGCTACAAAGGTAAATATTATACTGTATGCACACTTACTAAAAAAGTGGCGCATACAAGTCCCCCTTCTCTATGCAACGATTAATGTAATCAAGTTCAATACTGAGTTGATCATCCTGCTCAAATTCGTCTTGCCATTGCGCCTCTTCAATGGCATCCATTACACGCCGCCTCTCGTCTGGAAGAGCAACAAGATTGTCTAGATTATAAACTACGTCATACTTAGTCATCTTCTATCATCCTTTTAAATTAGTGTAGGCTGCACCTACGCTAATAAGTGCAGCCACATAACACATTACCCTTTAGGAAACCATGCTGTAGGATCGTCAGGTAGTACTTTTTGAGTCCAATGATTCGGAGTACCATCCTCATCCATAGAAGGGCGAAAGTTAAACATCCCTCGCAACTCATATGTCTTTGCGCGCCAATCACGCAGGGTTGAAATGTCTACGTCTAAACACTCTATGATGCTATCTATGCCAGTGTCAAACTTATTGAATACGTCAAGTAGTTTTAAAACTTCATCACGAGTTAACGTAGTTTTTAATTGAGTTTTATCAGTGTTATTAGCCATTGTATTTATCCTTTTAGGGTTTTGATGTGTGACACACACACAACTTTATTAAGGTCATCAACCAGCAAAGTGCCGTAGCCTACGGCTAGTAGACTTGTTTGATTTCTTTTCAAAGTATAGCGAACGCTTGCCTAAGTGTAAGTGATTAAAGCAAGAGCCGCTACCAATCTTAAATCCACGGCTTTTATATTGACGTTTGGCATACCTAAATTTTACTATGTTGAATAGGTTACATCTAAAGCCAGCTAAGTCAGTGACATCGTTAGCTATAATAGCAAAGCAAGTAAAGATGCGGCCTGTCTTTGTTTTAACTGTGAGGCCAGCTGTTTTACGATTATTTTTCATTGTGTTGATCCTTTCATGATCATTTTCTAATCTGTTGTATCATTCTCTTTGTAGTCATCTGCATCATATGCATTAAACATAGCGTCCCAATCATTGCCATTACTACCTGTCATAATGAACTCTCTTTCATCAGCAGTCAAGTCAGGCATGGCATCTTGTATTAACATACCGTCTTCCCAAGCATCTAAGTCTGCTTGGGTGACATCAATTTCTAGGGAGTTTACCCTGCCTGTGAAAAGGCTCTTTTTTGTAATAAGCATTACTCTACCTCCTTACTACAGGCCGCATCTACAATTACTTGTAGGTCAGATATAGCTGTCTCGTACTGGCCTCTCTTGTACTTCACACCAGTAATAGCACCAGCCTTCTGTAGTAGGCCTGTCTTAGTGACGTTACGGCTAGGCATAAAGCCTGCCTGCACCATCTTCAAGTGTGCCTTGATAAAGGTGGCTTGAAGTATGTTGGGTTCGATCCTAGTCATTTTTAATCTCCTTTGTTGCTGTATCTTTGTTATACCAAAACATACTGTACCTGTCAAATGAATCGTATTGTTTAGGTAATAGCATCTGTTTTAGCCATACGCTACGCCAGACTTTATCAGGACGCCTAGCGTAGCGGTCACGTTTACTTAGATGTAGTGATATTGTATCTCTCCTAAAATTAGTGTAGGCAGAACCTACGTTAGTCATTCCACTCTGGCTGTCTCATTAAGATTTTCTTTACTTCCTTAGTGTCAAGCCCAAAGCGATCTGCTACCTGTTGCACAGTCATATTTGTGCTGTCAAATAGTTCAATAACTTCCCAATCTTGTGGTCTATTTGCCATAGTTATTCTCCTCTTCATCTTCATCAAAAACAGGGAAGCAAACAGTAATAAACTCACCCTCATCCATAGTGATGTTGTGCTTATGAGTTGGGCAAGACTCCAACCAATCAAAAAATTCTTTCTTAGTCATTACTCTTGCTCCTCCATTGTTTTGACCTTGTTGGCCTCACAGATTGCTATCGCAAAGCCACGGGGTGTAGCACTGCGAATGTCCTTAGTACGCTGTGACTTACCGCCTAGCTTTAGATGCTGCTTACTGTAGCCACCATATAGTAAGACGTAGCATGGGGGTGGCATGTTGAAGCCCCCTCCTGTCCATAGGCATGTCTTCTTGGGGTAGGCATCACGTGCTGCGATGTACTCAGGCCAACGTGGATGCTCTGCTTCATCTTCAGGTATGTAACCACCGTAATGGTACGGGTGAAAGTAATAGTCAGGCTTACGCCACATGGTAGCCAGTACAGACACAGGGTTCTCAATGAAGTAAGGGATAGCCATACCGTTGAACATTCTTGATATAGCTGTGACATGTCCTACTGCGTCATGTTGAAACCAAGGGTTGGCTTCTGCCTTGCGTTTGAAGTGTGCCGCACCTGACACAGCCATGTCAGTACAGACAGGGAAGGCCATACCAAACACCACAGGTCTATCAG